TGAGGTCGATAAATTGACTCCAGCGCTTCTCGAGATGTTCTTCGAAATCGCGCAGAAGTAATTGCTGTGAAAACATAACAGCATTTGGCTGGATACACATAGAACGACTCGTCTTAAGATTCTTTGGGACGAACCTAAGTCGATCTACAGGACGTATCTCTGTGAAACTAGCAGACGGCAAATACTCAGTTTTGATATGAGTATCTAACGCCGACACCATACGTCTCAACTTCGGATCAAGGGAAAAGGAGGAACTCTTTCCTCTAACACCGCGATATCTTTCAGAAACAGCACCGGGTCCAAATTTCCCATAGGGATTTTTGAAGACGAAGTCGTCCATCAAGAAGTGCATAATCGTTCTAAGGTTACCCAAGTCGGGCAACTTCAGACAAGCCAATTTATCCTCATTTTTCATCCAAGAGCGAAATGCTGTTGAGTGAAATGACTCATCGTGGTAGTCCACCTTCTTTAGAAATAAAAGAAAGGTAGATATATACGAAAAGAGTTGAGGATCTCCGGTCTTAAACCAAACATGATATTCCCTGAAAATCGGGGTAGCTATCATACCGGGCACAAACTCGCCTTGAAGCGAGCCCGAGCCCATCAGTGTCGTCGATTTGACGATCTGATCGTAAAGATCGGAATAACGTAGCACAGTCCCTTTGAGGTCGTCAAGGAGCTCAGCGATGAACTCCCTGTAAAGACGCCTTGGCTTTTTGAAGCCATCAGAGGCTAAGTGCAATGGTGAGTCGCCTAATAGAGCGAGATACGAGGTTATGGAGTAAGCAAGATGCTTATTTTTAGCCCCGTACCTAACTGAGATGTCTTTTTCGCTTAGCGTGAAGCTAAACGTGCTACCCGTGGTCTTCAGCTTGACGCTGTAGTCCATTAAGTCGCAGGATAGTAGTCGGGTGCACCGTAGTGCATCCGAAGAACACCCTGATGACTCTCAATGGGCGTAGCTTCGGCTGGATCGGTTTCCAGACTCCCAACCCCCATAATAGAGGTGAAGAGGATCTGCATCGCATAAGCAACAGCTTGCGATGCGCCCTGAAGTTCGGGCTTTGCAGACCAAGACACAGTGACGTCCAGTTCCTCGACTTCGTTGACGGTTTCGTCGACGGTGTCGGTGATTTGGATGAACGTGTGAAGTCTAGTAGAGTACCGATTCATCTGGGTCCCATCCTTGCGGATCTCCCGTGTGATACGGGAGTGAAGCGAGAATGGTGTGCTGGGATCGCCAGTCATATAGGCGTAATCCGCAGCAGCCGATAAACCATTTGGCGCTACTGACTTGCCAGCGAGCGACAGAGGTGCAGGTATAAAAGTCTGCAACCCTGCGTAACGCACAACAAGTGCACCAGTGCTATGGTTGAGAATTGCGTATTCACGTGCCATGGTATTCATCCTTTCGATGAAATACTTACAGGACTCAGGTCCTGGGACTACCTCTCGTCAAGTGACGAGGGCTACTACCAGAGCCCCCGCAACTGCTAAGTTGCGTGGCC